TTTACTACCTGACATCTTACTTTAATACCTACGATTCTATCGTTACCACTGCTATCTTTAGCTTTAATCGTTCCCATACTCTTTAATCTCAAACGAACTGATGCATGGAAAGCGATTGCTTTACCACCCGATGTTGTCCAAGGGTCAGAGAATGGCATTGCGTTCATCTTCTGTCTTAATTGGTTTGTGAAAACTAGAGTGATTTTCTGTCTACCAATAAGATTTGTGATTTTACGCATTGCTTTGGAAATGATAATTGCTTTATCCGTAGCGTAACCATCCTTACCATAATCAGCTTCCATCTCCTTTTCAGTTGATGCTGCTGCTACTGAATCCACAACGATTGTTACATACTTGTCTTTAGAGGAAGTTCTTACCTTCTCAATAATAGTTTCGGTATATTCAAAACATTGTTCAACAGTCTCAGCTGCTACATAAAGTAATTTGGTTGTATCTACTCCGATGGCTTCTAAGAATTCTCTACTTACGGCGTTTTCCGTGTCAATCAATACTGCCAATCCACCTAGCTTCTGCGTTTCCGCAAGTAAGTGAGCTGATACTAATGATTTACCACTTTGTTCTAATCCCGTAATTTCGGTGATTCTTCCAACAGGTAATCCACCATAAGGGCGATTTGATATTGCCACATCCAACATAGATGCTCCGGTTGAAACCCAGCCTTCTACATTTGTTGGTGCATCATCATTATCTAAAAAGAATGCTACCTTTTGGTCTTTTGATTGTTTGTTAAGGGACTCAACGAGTACTTCCGCCAAGTCAACCTCTTTAGTTGCTTTTGCCATATTGTTTACTTATTTACTATGAATTGAAAAGGTCATCAAATGCTGATGCCACATCATCTATTTTCTTAGCTGATGCTTCTTCTTTTGCTGCCGATGCTTTAGGGGCATCTACGTCAAAAGGTGCTTCGTCATTTTTTGCGGTAGATGATAACGTCTCTGCTGCTGCAGTAGATGTATCTTCATCACCATTAGCAGATGGGTTTAACCAACCTTCTAATACAGATTTCAATTCCGAATAAGTCAACTCCTGGTAAAGGTCTGTGATTTCGGTTTGTCCATTGATAAACTTATCAGTTTCTTCTTTAGTTGCTGCTAAAGGAGTTTCCTTTGGTTTAACACGGATTGTTGTTACAGGGTAAGATGTACCACTGTCTTCAGCTGATACTACTTCAACAGTAATATCTCTACCTTCATTTGGGTCAGTAATATCACCATAATCTGGGTCAGCGATGTAACCTAAGATTTCCTGATAAACTGTCTTTCCAAAGCCCCAGAATCTTACACCTTCACCTTCTTCACCTCTTACCAATACTGGTACGAATGTTCTAAGTTTCGGCTCCATTTTCTTGGCAGCTTTCCAATCTTCTTTATCACCCATTCTTTTCAACTTATCAGCGAACTCAACGATAGGGTCAGGTCTGCCAAAAGAAGATGGAGATAGATAAGATTTGTTGTTAATGTTGTAGTGAAAGAATAATTCAATAAAAGGATTCTCTTTGTTGAATTTGTAAGGGACTAAACGAATAGTGTGTTTGCCCGGAGCTGGTTTCCAAAGTTCTACTTTCTTTGAAGTTGTGCTCTGTAGTTTGTTCAGTCTACCTCTGATTGCGTCTAAATTAATAGCCATTGTTTTACGTTTTAAGAGTTTATGTTTTAAGGTTTTATTTAGGTGAGTTTCCTTCACCCTCTAGGTATATAAATATAAAGAGATTACAAATATACAACAATTTATTGGACTTTCCAAATCTTTTTTGAAGTATATTTTATAACCAAATTACGCATTTATATGGGTTTGAGATTTACTCAAAGATACGAAATATTCCTGATATTACCAAATAAAAAGGGAGAATTTTTAGTTTCTCCCTTTTAGTTATTTTTTAATCATTGATGTTAGTTTCGTTGATTCTTGCTTTTGTTCTAATCCTTTCCTATTTGCTTTTGCTAATTTACCAGCATATAATAATGCATCTTTTGGATTTTTGAATGATTTATATGATTGTTCAATTTTATCTAAATCCATAGAAGGTCCTTCAAATGATACATTATATGTACCACCATCATTGCCAACAAATATACTATTTTCACCATCTGCTAAACCATACTGAATATTACCACTACCAAAATCTACTTCAGCCATACCATCCACACCCAATACATCATTTAAATAATTTCTTACATCATCTGCGGATTCCGAACTCATTCTACCATCGCCATCAGTTTTTTTCCAATTTTTAGAATTAATGTTTAGAGTTGGTTCTGATTTGGGAGCTTGTAATTCTCCATCCAATAACATATCAATTAACTTAATAGCAAAATCTAAAGATTTATCATCTTTGCCAACATTCATCTGAACTAATTTATTTCTATCTTTGATAATTTGCTTTCGTGCTTTTGGTTCATTAAAATCTGCTGTATCATTATCTTTAGGAGCATCACCACCTCTATCTTTTGCATAATCTCCACCAAACATATCATTTGGTTTTATATCTGCTTTAGGTTCATCGCCTTTTTTATCTGTAGGGTCTAAGTGAGTACCAGCTTTCATAGCCGCATCTTTGTTTTGTGCATTTTTGAAATAAACCAACTTTCCAGTTTCTTTACTTCTTGCTACCAATTTAGGGTCTACGTTAGCTTCTACTAACTCTTTTAATCTAATGTTTACCATTCTTTTTACTTTATACTATAAATATACAACTTTTTTATTAATTTACCAAATATTACGCTAATAAATGATAATATTCTTTAAAGTGTTTAATTCTGTCTGCCAATCCAATAGTTCCACCATTTACTCTTTTAGTAATAGATGTTACAACTGCATCAGTAGCACCACCATCAGCCATTTTGTGTAATCCATTTTTAGAGAAGAACCAAGCTGCTGATAATAATGCGTAAGATGATGCTACCTTATCAGGGTTTGCTGTCATATCTTCACCAATTGATTTACCAAATGCAGTGTAGTTATCTTTACCTGTTAATTGAATATATCCTCTACCTCTAAATTTATAACCGTCACCACTTGCTTCAGTTCCGTTACCCATTCTATTTGCATATACTTTAGATGCAATTTTTTGTGGTTGTCTAGCATATGGAGTTGCAGCTGCTTCAGTTGGGAAGTATTTCTTAAAGATACCATTCAAACCTTTTGCTGAATAGTTTAAGTTTTCTTGTGTTGCTCTAAAACCGCCACTCTCATGTCCGCATTGTGCTAAGAAGTGTGCCAATCTTAATGGAGTATTGATTTGAAACTTAGCTGCCGTATCAGGAATCATTGCGATTACTGCATCAGGAATATGTCCTTTTAATTTATCTAATTTCAATCCACCTACTGGTGCTATTGGTGCAGCTGCTACTGGGGTTGGTACGGATGTTGTTGTTTCACCCATAATTTTTGCCCAAGTTGATGGTCCTACGATACCATCTGCAGTTAAACCATTCTTTGCCTGCCATTCTTTTACAGCTGCTTCAGTTTTAGGCCCAAAGTTAGTTACAGCCGGCTCAATACCCAGCTTTTGTTGCATTAACTTTACGTTTTCGTTATTATCTCCTTTTTTTAATAACATAATAAAAATTATTTAGATTGTCCTTCCGTAACTTCTTTATTTCCTTCACCGAAATCAATTACCTCAAAAACTCTTGTCTGAATTTTCTTAGTTCCTTCGGCGTTTGTTAATATGATTGAATTTTTAAACTTCTGCCAATTGATGACAAAAGATGTATCTAACACTCCACCATTTTCCTCTTTAACTAATTCGTTAAGAGCATTTATAGTGTAAAGTGAATTAGATTCTTTCTTTCTATGTATTAGGATTGTATTTTCCAACGGAGTTTCAGGTTGGAAAGCGGTATCTATATTATATGTTACAAATAATTCCTCTAAATTGGACTTGTTTTGTAGTATGTATATATAATTGTAGACTATATGATAAGTCTCTCTAATTTGTTGTAGAGTGTTTTGTAGCTCCTCTTTTGTTGTAAATGTACAAAGTAACTGTGTCTTCATTCTTCCTCTTGTTTCTTTTTATTACCTATAAATATAAAAAATCAAAAGGAAGGGTAAAAACCATTATTTATCATGTTCTTTACAACAATCAGCAAATCCGTCGTGAATACTTAACTCTAATTTCCAACTACCACCATACATAATACCATCAGGTCTACAATTTATTTCACCAATAGGTATTGTACGTTCGCCGTTATCGGTAGCGTAAGCTAATGTAGGTTCACCCTTATAATCAACAATTATTAATTTTTCAACAACATCTTCAAATTTTTCAGCTCCTAAACATTTAGTAATAGTGTCTTTATCTAAGTTAATACCACCACCTTTTTCACCTAAAATAGCCCACTCTTTACCTTCCATAAGGTCTTTTAATGGAAATTGGGTTGATATGTTTTCTAAAAGAGCCTTTTTGTTATCATTATCACGTATTAAATATTCCAATACTGCCTTAGAATGGTCATGTGAGTTTTTAGTCAGTTTTTTCTTATAACCAGCAACAGTTGTGTTAGTTCCTAATGTATTTATCACACCATTCATTAAAGCTACATTCAATTTTTGAACATCTTTTGAACTAGTAATACCCATTTCAGCAATTGCCGCAGAGTAGTTTTCAGGAGTTGATAAATCATATTCTGCTAAAGTATCAAGAGTTTTCATTAACTCCATTGTATATTTGTCACCTTTCTGATTTAAATCTTTTGCAATTTGGGCACATACCTTCTTTCTTTCGGCAGGCTTCATATTTAAATAGTTCGTTAAAAACTCATCTCGTTCAGCTACAACTTTCGGATTATCCATAAGTTCTTTATGTAACTTAGCTTGTCTAATTACCGCTTGCTTTGGATTTGCTTCAGCTGGTATCTTATCCTCATATCTATCTTCAATTTCTCTCATACTTTTGTTTAGTTGAGTTTTTCTTTCTTTGATAGTCATAGGTCTTTCATTACCTCTTTTATCGGTAATTTTATAATCGCCTGCAGGTGCGTTATCTTCAAGACCATTATAAGAATCCAACTCATTACCAAATCCAGCATATTGTGCTTTTTCTTCCGGCGTACCCCATCTCAATACTGTAGTTGCAAAAACTCTACCTGTTGTTGAATTAAATGCGTTTACTTTTTTACTTTTTTTCAAAGATGGTTGAAGCCACTTTTGAGTTCTACTACCATCCTTACTAATACAATCAACCATAGTATTGATATCAGTAGATTTACCTTTATCTCTTTTATAGTTTTTAACACCTGCTGCTTGGGCTTCAGATGGTATATCCCAAAAGTTTGTTTTAACTTCATGACCACCAGGACAATCTTTTGCTATCTTTCTATGAAATGCTACACAAGAGTCTTGTGCCGAATTTACCCATGCTGCCGTTAATGCGGATGTATTACCACCAGCTTTAATTTGCTCTCTTAAATAATTAAAAAATGCATTTCTTTGATTTTCATCTTGTATAGTAGCTCCCATTAAAGTAACTAATTCACCTAATGTAGAATCTAATGTACCAGCTCCAGCTGCATCAGTTAAATCGGTTATTGTAAATGGTCCTTTTGCAAAGTTTAATGCATTTGCTAAAACTGACATATACTTTGATGGAAACTTTACCTTTCCTTTTGTAACACCCATAGCTTTATATATGTCATCAACTTTAACAGAGTTTATTTCCTTTGCTTTCATAGCTTTTAATCTCTTAACTCTATCATCATGCTTCATACCCGGTTCACTAAATTTAGAATCGGTATTATATGTTTGTTCAACTTTAGCTGATATATCTCCTTCCAATCTATCATCATAATTTACACTAGAAGTCTTAGATGATGCTTTAGATGTAGCTTTTGTTTGGTCTTTTGGTTCAATTACATTTACAGTAACATTCTTACCACTTGGAGTTGTTTTATTTACAGTCTTTTCAAATAATAAGTGCAACCATTTTTCATCTCCCTCTAATAAAAATCCATTTACTATGCTTTCAGTTTTAACATATTGTGCAGGTCCATCTGGAGTATCTGAATAATAATTTCCACCAATAGGATATATCACTCCACCTGGCTTTTCATCTGCAGGCTCTGGTTCAGGTAATTTTTCTGATGGTTTTTCTTTTTTACCATTTATAATATCATCAACTAAATCAGCATGCCCATCTCCAGCAACTACAACCGGTATCTTTCCATTAGAAGATATTTCGTTTTGCTTTTTTATAATGTTTAAATCTCTTGCTCTATTAAATGCAACTTGAACATCATTAACCTCTGTTTCAGTATCACCATTATCGTCTGGGAATGACAATCTATATAATGTATCTTTATCTTGCTCCGTTGGAGTATTCCAATTTTCTATTGGAGGGAATCCAGCTTCTTTAGCTGCATCTTGTAAGAATTGTTTTCCTTCCTCATCTAAAAATTTAGATGGACTCATTGTATCAGTACCTTCACCCTGTCCAATCATACTAGCCCAATTACCAGCTTTGATTTTAGTTTGTGAAAGACCAGTTTGTTCTTCTTGTGACTTATATAAATTTGATTCCGGAGTGTGTACATCTAATTCATCACCATCCCAAGTATCTATTTTTGCTCCTAATTTTTTAAATTCTTCTGATGCATGTATTTGTTCATCATTAAATTGTAATTCACCACCATCACCGGTTCTACCACCTTCACCTACAAATACAATATCTTTCCATCTTTCTTTTGGTATAGTTGCTTTAACTTGATTTACAATATCATCTATTGCTTTTTCGTTTCTATGTGGTACTCCATAAAGTTGGCCACCTCCATCAAACTGAATTGTTTTTACATCAATACCAGATGATTCACCTTTAAATGTTTTAATATTTGATTCAGGATTATCATTATATGGTTTTAATTCTGCAGCCATTGGTTGAGTTGTCTCAGGCTTATTAGCATCTGCTTTTTTAGCCGCAATACCCATATCTTCTGCAAACTTATTCGCCATTGGTATTACATCCTTAATATCACTATCAATTACATTAACCTTCATTTGTATTTGAGAATCAGGATTTGCTGCGTTATATGCTGCTATTGCTGCCCAACGATGATGACCATCTACTACATATCCATCTCTACTTACATAAATTGGTGCTGTAATTTCTGGATTCTTTGGGTCATTTTCTAATGCTCCCAA